TTGGCTGAGCCAAGGGCTGGGAGAAGAAGAGCTGCCAAAATTGCAATGATAGCAATAACTACCAACAGTTCAATAAGCGTAAAAGCCTTTCTTTTCATTCAATACCCTTTTATAATGAAATTATCTCTTAAAATTTACACTAAAAAACGTTGCGAAGTGAAAGAGCACTGATTATAGACGTTCCCCCAAAAGCCGTAATCTTTTTCATTAATTAAAAATTCAAAATAAGTTTCGTAGCGTTTCATGATGTGGGATATGTGAAATTGGTTTTCAGCGTATTGACGGCAATAATGGGGGCTAATCGTTTCAATTAAGTTTGCGGCGTGAAAAAATTCATTAAGACTACGGCACTTAAAGCCAGTTTTATGGTGACGGTTATATTCAGCAGGGGCTCCCCAATCTGTGGTTAACACAGGCGTTCCAGAGAACCAAGCTTCTATCATAGACCAGCCGCAGGGCTCCATATACAGGGTGGGCATTAGTAATCCCTTGGCTTTTTTTAACAACTGTTTCCTCTTCTCGTGGCTGACGGTATGGGTATATTCGGCATAAGGATTGTCTTTGGGCAACGTTGTTTTAAGGGTTTGGGGGCCAACGAATTTAATTGGTTGTCGTAACGCTCGAGATAGCTGATCTGCTATATGTACCCCTTTGCTGTCGACGATGCGCCCCAAAAACAACCAGTAGTCTTCTTTCTTTTCGCTAAACTCGAAGTCGTCAGGACTAAACCCGGGAGGTATCACATGGTCAGTAGGGGAGGGGTGATTTTGCCCTGCACCCCCTAGCATTTTGTGGAGATGAGCGTAAGATTCGAATACTCTAAAATGAGCAAAAAAAGAATCATAGCCTATGCTGGGCTCAACAACGATCATGCTGTCCTTTAATTTTTCACAAGCTTCTTTGTGTCCTACCCCCCAAAAAGCTAATACCAAATCATTTTTGTCATGTCGGTGGTTTAACGCTTCGCGGGCAGCATTTAAGTTAAATTCTTCGTGCAGTTTGTTTTGTATACCTTGAGGTAAAAAGTCTTGCCATTTTTTCCCTTTAAAGTGCTCGGTGTAGGTTTTACGGGAAACAACATCAATATGCTTAGTGCACGGAACACTAGAGTCAGGATGACCGTAGTGGTAAACAGTGTGACCCCTTTTGAACATTTCAGAACAAAATTTATAAACTTTTTGAGTAAATGCGCAAATTGTAATCTCTTTGCAAGTAGGGTGAATGGGAATTGATAAGACATGGAATACCATTTCTTTTTTATATTAATGTAGAAAAATCTTTAGTCAAGTGTAATTATAATAAGAATATGGCAACTAGGCGTAAGAAACCTAAAGTGACGGAAAAAATTTTGCCGATAACAGAAAGCAAGTATAGGTTAAACTTCAAGCATTTTGATTTAACAGATAAACAAAAAGTTTTTTTACAGAGAGCGTTCGACAAAAAAACAAAAATAATGTTTATAGCAGGTCCCGCGGGATGCGCAAAGACATTCATGTCAGTGTATTCAGCGCTGAGGCTTTTTAACGACAATAACGATTTAGACATTTTTTATGTTCGAACAATTGTAGAAAGCGCAGATAGAGGGCTGGGGCATTTGCCCGGCGATGTGGAAGAGAAGTTTCATCCGTTTATGATGCCATTGACCGATAAGATGCAAGAGATTTTAGCAAGCGATCAAATTAAAATGCTAACAGAAGAAAAAATTATTTCAGCGGCCCCTGTTAACTACTTGAGGGGGGCCAATTGGTCTAATAAATTAATTATTGCTGATGAATCTCAAAACTTTACCCTTAAAGAGCTTGTTACCTTAGTAACGAGAATTGGAAAAAATACAAAAATGTTCGTTTGTGGCGACCCTCTTCAGTCGGACATTAACGGCAAAACCGGATTCCGAACGATGTGGAAAGCCTTTAACGATAAGGAGAGCACAGAAGAAGGCATTCATTGTTTTGAGTTCACAAAAGATGACATTATGAGAAGCGAAATTTTAAAATTTATAGTAAATAAAATTGAAAACATCCCAAAAATTAAAAATATATAAAAATGGCTAGTATATTTTGTCCCGAATGTGGAGCTAGAGGAGTTTATACCTTGAATAAACCAAAGTTTTGTCAAACTTGTGGGGAAAAATTCGAGGTAGGCACTGCTGTGGCTTCTGAGGTTCATGAAGAAGAGTACCCTGAGGAGATACCCGTACTTAGAAAATTAGATTATTCTATTGAAATGGAACGCGGTAAGACAACCCTTGGGAATTTGTTTGAGAGTCCCATGGCGCCAAGCGACATAGGTCCGACCCATACTTCGATCAAAGATCACAAAACGCAAACAAAAGAAGAATTCCTTTCCCAATCTCTTGCAGAATGCGCATCAAGACAGCAGCCAGCAATAACCGAGGATGGAAAAGAATGACACTTACGAAGCTAAATCGGAAGTCATAGACAACGAAATTCGTAAAAGGTACTACAAGTGGCATTTACATGCCATTGCGTGGTTTGACTTTGACGATGTAGCACAAATTATCAGAGCCCATATTTTCAAGAAATGGAATTTATGGGATCAGTCTCGCCCCATTGAGCCATGGATCAATAAGATTATCTCCAATCAATTAAAAAATATTTTACGAAACAATTATTCTAACTTTGCGCGGCCATGTCTAAATTGCGAGCATAACCAATCAAAAGAGCAACGCGGAGATCAAATTTCAGCCCTATGCGCTTTGACCCCCAGCGGTCTCCAGTCTAACGAATGCGACCTCTTCGCAAAATGGGAAAAAACAAAAAAAAATGCATATGACATAAAGATGCCATTGTCGTTGGAGTTTCACGAGTATACTCAAAATACGGATCCTGAAGATCATTTTGATATCAGTAGGGCTACCTCTAGCCTTCATCACAGAATGCAAGAAACGCTTACATCTCGTCATTATTTTGTATACAAAATGTTATTTATAGACGGTATCAGTGAAGAAGAGATAGCTCGTGTTCTGGGTTACAAGAGTAATGAAAAGGGGAGAAAAGCTGGATACAAGCAAATTAAAAATTTAAAAAATCAATATAAAAAT